AACGCAACATAACACCTGCGGATGTTTCAATAGTTAGTAAATGTAAAAATACTTTTTCCGTTTCAGGAGCTAAAACTGCTTCGGTTGCCGCGGGAGATAGTCGGCTCATGATAAACGCTCCAGGGACATTGTTATTTTAAACATACCGTCTGCGGAATTTTCCGTGTAATTTTCTGTAAAGCGAAATTCCGCGAATTCCAAAGTTTGCGGATCTGTAAAATTAAATCTTAATACGCCGTCAGCAAGAGCTGTCGTATAAAATTGTTCCAATTCCGAACGCCCCGCGGCATCCAGAAACATGGTTCCGGTATATATTTTTACAGACGCCGTATATCGACGTCTGGTTTTTCTGGGTCCCGCGTCCATTGTAGTACGTATAACGGCAGAATTACGTTTCGCGGATAATCCTTCCATACGCAATGTTAAAGGCAGCGTTTGCGGCCAGGTAATTTCTGCCATATTATACTCCGACAGGGCGAACGCCGTAACGTGACATCGCGCGATCCGCTTTACCCGATGATATATGGTTATTTACGGCTTGCCCGATAATTACATCGACTTGCCTGTTTCCGTCGGCATCGTTTTGTTCTTCCTGACGCGCGTCGACTCCCGAATTATTTATTATATTTACAATTACATTCGCCGAGCCGCCTGTAGAAGCCACACCAAGATCCCCGTTACTCATTCGCCGCAAAGGTATTATCGATTCTGGTCCCGCCTCACCCATTACGCCGAATTTGCCGCCGAAACGGAAAAAAGTTGGAGTGTTTACAATCTGGTTTGTAAATGATCCGCCATGAGCGAATGGAACTATTCCGTTTGTGTCAAAAGCGTTTCCGTGAGCGTTTCTAACGGCGCCGGATTCTTTATTCATCGCTCCTTTTGTATAACCGCTAATCATCGCGGACGACCCGGCGGCGGCTATAAAACCAAGACCAATCGCCCATTGCCCTTGCGCGATAAGTTGTAATCCTGCCTGTAAAAACATGGAAGGCAATTGGTTTAATATTTGTAATGCCATATCAGCCATCGCGCCTTTTAAGCTTTCCGCGGCATTTTCTCCTTTGGCGAACGCTTCACCAACGGCGCTTAATCCGTTAAGAAGACCGTCAAAGCTCATCATGGAAAGTTGCGCCGATATATTCGCGATAGACTCGGCGGCTTTTTCTTCAAGCTCGGGAAATATATTCATAAGACCGCTTGCGATATTTTTTGAAAAATATTCATAAAAACTAATACTCGCGTCATGTAATTCATGTGTCATGTTTCGGGCGGCACGCAGAGTTTCAACCAACTCTAAAGCTTCCGCCCTTTCTTCTTCCAAAGCTCCCGCGGCTTCCAAAGTCGCGAGCATAAGATCATATTGATCCTTGCCAAGATTTTGTACTTCCGTACGCAGGTTTGAAAGAGCGTTTGCGACTGTAAGTTTGTCCATATTTTCAGCTAACACTACGGCTTCGTCGGATAAAGCGTTTAATCCAAGCCTTGCAAGTTCGGCGTCTAAAGCCAATTGCCTTTCCGATTTACCTAGATTGTCTATTTTTCTTGTCAGTTCTTCGATGGTTATATTAAATTCCGCTTTTTTCGCTTCTTCTCCAAGCCTTTGATATTCTTCGACAAGCTTTTGTATTTCAGGTCGCATTAAAGTAAACGGACGGTTGATTTGAGCGGGGTCAATTGAAAAAAGTTCTACAAGAGCGTTGTGTACATCCGTCTGACGGTTTCTTAAAACACCCGCGATATCAAGCTGACTTCCAAGTACGTCCGCGATTGTTGATCGCGCCGTAAGGGATCTTTCAAACTCGTTAATATATAATTGTGCAGCTCTATTTCCGCTGTTTTCTATAAGCGTGTGATCTATATTCGCAATTTCTCCGAACCATTCCTGCCATGTTTTTCTTACGTTTTCAAGCCTGGGAGGTATGGTTTCAATGCTCGTTGTATCGATAGTCGCTCTTACAGGTATATCTATAATCGCGCCTGATAAATTCAATTGTTTTCCGACGCTTGAAAGCGTTTCATTTATTTCATCCTGCTGTTTAAATATTCTTTCCATCAGAGAATCACGATATCCTATATATTGCTCCAGTGTAGCGTTTAACGAATCAAGTCCGTTTCCGACACTTGTATGTCTAATATCCGTTTCAAGAATATTTAATTCTCTTATAATATTGCGAAGAGCTTCCTGGTCTTGTTGAAAATTTCTTATTCTTGACGACTGCGCGTTTACTACGTTTTGAACATATAATTCCCGCTGGAGCTGCGCTGCTTCCCTAACTGTAGTGTTATTTGCCCTGATAACATTGGTCAGTTCCGGGTATAATCTTATAAGCTCTCTTGTCGTTTTTTCATCAAGAGTTTTCTCTTCGTTTCCGTCAGCATACGTTTTAAGAAGATCGGTTGCCGCTGTATTTGTTTTTGCAATTTCTCTTTGTAAATCGTCATATGCGTTAACTTGTTTATAAATTAATCCCGTAATAATTCCTGCGGCGGCTATTGCCCCGCCTATTGCGAGCATAAAAGGATTTGCGGCGACTAACGCCATCGCGGCTGCAATTCCTTTTATCGCTATTATCGCGGGACCCGATACGGCGACAACTCCTCCCATGCCTAAAACGAAGCGCTTGGTTCCCTCGTCCATGTTTGTGATACCGTTTAATAATGAGCTCGCTCCGTTTAAAATATCCGCAGCAATGGGCAGTAATAATTCGCCAAAAGAAGCAAGAGCCTGCTTCGCGTCCGATGTCGCGGTTGAAAACTTTTCAAGTACCGTGCCTGAAAGTTCGTTCATCATCCCCGCGAACTGACCTCCGGGACCCGTCATGGACTTGAAAGCGCTTTCAAGATCGTTAAAGCCGATTTTTCCTTCAGCTGCCATGCGGCTTATACTTTCTTCACACACACCCATTGATACGGATAATTGTTTAACTATCGGAATTCCCTGCTGCTGCAATCGTACAAGGTCTCTTGTCGTAAGGTTTCCCATCGCTCTTGCCCGTTCAAAAGAACTTGATATTTCTCCAAACGAAACTCCCGTACCCGCCGCGACATTTCCAAGCATTTGTATTGTTTGTGTAGCGTATTGCGTATCATTACCCATATTAACAAGAGCTTTGCCAAGCGAAAAAACTTCGTCGCTGGAAAGCCCGGGAGAATTACCCAACTGCCGCCATTGTTCAAACACCAAGCTTGCTTCTTCCGCGGAGCCTAACATGTTTTTTAAAGATAATTGTAGTTGTTGATTTTCCCCCGCGAACTTAATAGCGGCAATGCCTGCGCCGCCAAATATACCTGAAATAATTAATGATTTTTTAGATAACGAATCAAGAGCATCTCCCAAGGAAGCGGATTTTTTTTCCGACTCTTCTATGCCGCCCGAGAGTTTTTTAAAATTTTCAATTGCCCTGGCTGTTTCCGCTTCTACCAGTATCCGCAGTTCGTCTTGTACTACCATCCCGATCTTTTTCCTTCAAAAGTTCAAGCTCCGTATCAAATAATTCTACAAGCTCAACAAGAGCCGACGGCTCCTGTATCCAGGCGGGTCCGTGCGGCCAACCGTAACGCTTTATTTTACTCCACAAGTTATAGGCATTATAAAATTCAGAGGTAAGGTAATCATTTACCTCACCTCTTTTAATGACAAACTCGCGCAGGATTAATTTTTCATTCGCGTAACAGGGTTTTAATTCCCGCTCGTGCCATCCTCCCCAGACAAGGTTGAATCCTGTTTTAAGATTTTTTTTTGCGAATCGGAAAGTTTATCGGAACACACTTCCACGCAAATTTCATTTACCAGTTTGAACATCCCGGAGAAACTTGCGCACGCAAGTTCTTCGCCTGTCGTAATCTGTTTTTCTTTTCCGCCTTCATCAGTATCTTCTACAAACAAGTTTTTTATTTCTCCGATATGACGGCGAAGAATTTTTGAAGTATTAAATTTTGTCCTTGACGCGGAATTAATTAAATCCTTGCCTTTGGAATCTTTTTGAACCTGCTGCGTAAGCTCTACAAAGACTAACGTTTCATGATCTTCCGCGGTAGGTCTTATTATTTCTACGGACAACCTTTCTGATTCCGGTAATTCAAGATTGTCGTTTATAACAGGATAAAAAGTATAATTCTTTAAAGCGCTGAATTTCATGTGGCATCCCCTTCGATTACCGTGCGATAATAAATACCGGGATTATGCGTACCGTCAACACGATAGTTAAAATTAAAAGGACATACTCCTTCAATCGGTTTGTCTGTCTGGAACGATTCAATAACGACCGGAAAATACTCCCACGCTTCAACTTCACCTTCCATGATGGTTTCCCGTCTTGAAAGCATGAAGTGATGAGTTCCGGTTTTTGCAGGTTCGTAAGTGATATACGTGCCATCATCCGTAATAACGGCGTTGAATTCGTTAATTAAATAACGCTGTTCGATACTGTCGACATCAACCTGTCCGTTAATGGTACCGCTTCGATCTTTGAATACTGACGCGACAAAAGCCCGTACTCCGCTTTCGACATCCGCCTGTGTCGTAACGTCAAACACCTGTCCCTGGGCGCTCGCGCTGACATCCGTCGTAAAAGAAACTTTTTTGAGCGTCCACGGAATAAGACTGTCACCCGCCGCAAGTTCCTGATCTTTTTTCGCGTAATAAAAATCACCAGCTTTTAAAGAGCGTCCGCGTTTCTTGCCGGGATCGCTTCCGGGTATTCCGCTACTCTCTGTAGCTTTTGAAAGGATTTTATACCAACCGTCTTTTGGTACGACAACACCCGGGCTTCCGACTACTGTTTCCCCAAATTTTATTTCGTACAAAAATCCGTCTTTTCCTGTCGTTTTCATATTTTCTCCTTAATAATATTTGCCGGATAAGAAATTGAAATTTCCCACCCTTGTGCATACCTTACAGGCATTGATGACTGTTCTTCATCAGGATACTCGAACCTGCCGTTCTGCCGCCGTATCCAGTGAGCGTTAAAATGATATTTTTTATCGGCGGCTGCCGTTAGCCGCATATTGCTTTCATGAAGCGGCAATAGCTTGCGTAAAGCGATTATAGTATCTGTGACCCATCGACTGTGAGTACCTTCGCTTTTAAACTCAGCGTTAAAAGTTATTCGTTCCCAGCCTTTATTTACAAGTTCGGGATTATTTCGATCAATTCCTGCCGGTTCAAGTTTTGAAAAATATAATTCCATCCTTGGGCGGTTTGCCGATGTCTTTTGCGGCATTAAAACAGCGTCTATTCCCAAAGCGCGGATACTTTCTAAAAGCGCGTTAATTATATTTTCCATAACTTTTATACTTTTCCTTTTAAAGCGTTCATTACGCCTTGCTGAATTAATTTCATAATGTATTCTTCGTCTTTTTCATCAATGTATAAAAACGGACGCGCGGGAATTTTTACCGATGACGATATTATAAAAAGCGCGAATTCCTTTCCGCGCTTGCCGTTTTTTCCCGTACTTTTTTTATACGCGAAAAAAACTCTTCCCGCTTTGAAAAAAACATAACCGTCGGCTTTCATCACGTTTATAAGCGCGCGAGGAGTACGCGCTCCATATGTACGCATTAGTTCTCTTGTTTTGGTGCCAGCGGGGATATAAAGAGCTCCCGATTTTTTCGGAGTAATGGTTCCCCCTTCCTGTTGAATATGCGCGTATTTTAAATTAGTGCTGGCATCAGCCCATAATTCCCCTGAATGCGGCGCTATACTTTGCGTCAGCTCGCCGCTGTCGTGTAACGTTTGGCTTCCCTGCTTTACGGCTTGCGTTAAAGGCGCGTTTGCGGGTTTTATCCCCGAATTAATTTTTCTGTTCGCGCTGCTTTGTAAATACATCGCTGTTTTTTTCATAACGGGCGCAAGTCCCGCTCCGAGCGTTTTCCCGTAATCAGGCGGACGGCTTACTACCTTAACTCCCATAACGCGGAGGCTCCGTAGTAATGATCGCGCCTGTCGAAGGACCCTGACTGTCATTATGTTTTGTGGCGATACTTCCAAAGTATGTTTCGATTAAATCCGCCGCGTCCTGTTCGGCTGCTTTCGCGCGGCTTTCATTGCCTATGTAAGAAAACAATTCGTAAATAGCCCGTTTTAATACAATTGTTTTTACAACTTCATCTTCTTCATCGTATTTGTTTTTGGTAGACGAAATTTTTCCATATACCCAGATAACTGATTTGTGTATTGCTCTGGAGGCGACTTCATCGTCGGCAAACGACGCCGTGCGAAAATCATCGGGATTTAATTCTTTCTTTAGGTCATCTACGGTTATAATTGTTTCCGGCATTTAATGCTCTCCAAAAAACAACCGCCTGATTTCAGTCAGGCGGTCTCAAACTTATGACGCGAATTTCGCGAATACAATTCCCTTTCGGTTAATCAACGGGAAAGGTTTGCTCTTTACATAAAGATCTTCACCCCTCTGATCCGTTCGCGCTTTTGTGAACGCGTAGAAAGGTACCGCGTAAGGCATAACAACGTCGTCGAGACGCAGATACGGAAGTTTTTGTCCGGCGTTAACGGCTCTTGCCATTATCTCCAGCGGCTCAACCATATACTTGGTTGTTTTAACGCCGTTGGAATCAATATCGATCCATGAATCGTTATCAACAAGAATTTCAAATCCGGCGACGGAAACTTTTCCGGGTCCGGGAACAATTGTGTATGACTTTTGATTTTCTCCGGCTTTTACGATTGCCTGAAAAACTTCAAGCGAAGCGATAAACTCAATCGCTCCTCCGATACCCTGATCCCTTATTGCCAATGTTTGCTGTTGTAAAATAACGACAACTCTGGCGATAGTCAGGTTGTTAAGAGTATCAGGAAGCGGAATGCCTTTAATGTCGCCGTAATCGACCAGATAACGGCTCATGGCGGTTCCCGCCTGCATCATATAATCGATGTTGCCGCGATGAGCTTGCGCGCATAACGCTCTTGTTGTGGAGCGTACAACACGTAAATGATTGCTGATTTTATCGTCAATCATCTGCTGCTTGCCTGTATCCGTCGCCCGTTCGTAATCATCGATCTCCACCGCTGTGAAAGTGTCGTCGATTTCAATCGGCATTGGCTCGATTACCTTGACGGATATACCGCTTTCGGGTCTAACACCTAACGCTCCGCGTTTTATAACAGGTACGTTACCGTACTCCGCTTCTAATTCCGCGACCGCGATATGCGTGGAGTTTTTAAGCGGTCGGTTGGAAAAATAATTCATCGCGTTTAATTCTTCTGGAGCGTTTGCCGCGATAATTCTTTCAATGTCGTTTGGTTTTATAATTATCGCCATTAGTTACCCCTTCTTTGCGCTTGTAAAAAGCTGCAATGGATAGATACCTGTCGCGCAAAGTTTATTCGCCATAGCTTTTGTCGCGGCAACAGGTTCCGCGCCGCTGGAATTTAAAAGCCGTCCAAATATGACAGTGCCATGCCAGCATACGAGAACCTCCGCGTTGGTTCCGTCAGAATCTTCAGCTAATACCGCGACAGGCGTATCAGCTGGAGCTGCCGCAATTAAAGCGGTTGAATCAATATTCCACTTAAGAATTGTTCCAGCTTTCAACTTTGCGGTTTTATCCGCGAGTAAACCGGTGTCAATAACCGGCTGGTGTCCGGGATGAATTACCTCGGACTTGTTTTTTACAGGTACGTTTTCGTAAGATACCATTTATACTCTCCTACATTTTTTTCGCGGCGGCAGCCCAGTCAATCGGGTTTTCACCATTGATATTGTCGCCGTAATTAAAATTTGACGCTCCTGTTTTTACAGGCTGCGGCCAGTTTCTTAAAACTTCGCCAAGCAGCCATAGGGCATCCCGCTTCTCGGTTTTTCCGTTATCTGAAAAATCGAAGGCTCCAACAGCCTCAACATGACCCGCAAGGGTTTTTGCCTTATCCGCGATCCCCGCGGGCAGTTTTTCCGCGATGTCACGCGCAAACCCTTCCAGTCGTTCCTGCCTTCTCGCGGCTTTAAGTTCACCGAGCTGCTTTTGCATGTCGGAAAACTTATCGTCGGAAGAATCCGTTTCTACCGCGGCTTCCGCCGCGGCAGCGGCTACTTCGGTCGCGGCTTGCTTGGCGGCTACCTGTTCTTTGAGAGATTTGTTCTCTTTTTCAAGTTCCGCGATTTCCGCATCCTTTTCGTCCATAGCTTTTTTTTCTTCGTCTGTCATTGTATCGTTATCCTCCTTTTCAGGAATTTGTCCTGAAAATTGATACCTGCTTTTAGCGGCTTCTTTTGTATTTGTACTGAAGTTCACCGCTACCTGTGAAAGCTCTTCAAGCCCGGGAATCTTTGGCGGTATGGCTCCCAGTATCGCGAGATGATGTAATACTCGTTTGCCGTCTTTAGAACGCCTCGGCATTGATATAGACCAGCCATCGTAGTAACCGCCTTCATAAAGCTTGTCGCCTATTTCGCTAAATATAACGGGACCTATAATCGAATTGCCGTCTGTAGAAGACCATATGTCGATTACGTCTCCAAACTTCGGAGCGCGATCCGTTACATCGTGACCTACAATTACAGGGCGCTTGCCTGAAAAAGTTTCAGCTAACTCGGCGATATCCTTTCTTGTAATTTCGCTGCCGTCCAAACCCCATTTACCAACACGGGCAAGTTCAAGCGTTCTAATTTTTTTTTGCGGCATGATTTACCTCTTTCATGTGGTAATTATCTTTTTTAAAAAATAAAAAGCGCCGTTTCCAGCAGCGCTGTCAAACATGAAAACAGCCTTTTAACGGCTCGTTATTACTAAAAAGGTAAAATGAGACGGCTTGCGTGTATTCGATTGTTATTCAACGGTGAATTTTTGGTGAATAAGGGTATTAAAATATGGACTATGACCGCGAATTCTTCAATTTTCTTTAAATTTAAAATTTGCTTGACTTTTTTGTGATTTGCAACGATACTCAAGGTATGAACAGCTCCGTTAACCTCGCTGTCGAAGTGAGGTCGATGACGGAGCTGTTTTATTTTGTATAACGCAAAAACTTGTTACCCCAGGAAACTAATACTGTTTGTAAGTGCTCGCTATTTCGTAACCGATTGCTAACCTGCCGTGTTATTTCTTCGTGAGTATATGCTGGTGAAACCTCAAGTAAAACCAATGTTGCAAACTGTTCTCTGGATTCTTCAATTCTTCTTTCAATAGTACGTTTACCTACTTTAAAAACATGTTTAATTTCCGCCGTATGTCCGTCTATAATCACATCGGGACTTTTCGAGATAAATGTTTTCGGCATAAAGAAAACTCTGTGTCCTTCATCGGCTGCTTTTTTCGCAAGACCTATTTCATCGGTTTGAATTAAGTTTCCCCTGATATCCCATTCGTTTCTAATGCCCGGCTTCGCGTCCTTCGCCCGTCTTACATATCCGCCTGAAGGCAATTGCGCGAGAGGCGTTCCTTTTATCGGATACAATGTTTCAAATCCGCCTTTGACAATTTTATGCGCGTACGCCGGCATTCCCAGTTTGATCGCGGCAGCCGCGATTTCCCCGTCAATACCGTAATCCTTCGCGCGTTTAATCATAGCGGGCGTTAGCCGCCAAAAACTTTCCCTGTCCAGCGGATGGGAGCCAAATCCTTTTTGCGGTTTTAAATCACGATCCTTTTTTGAATAGAATTTATCAGGTCCGCCCGCGTCATCTATTTCCGATTGATCGTAAATTCCTCTTACGGTTGATCTGCAGCCGAAATGAAGCGGCGGAAAATGATTTCCGTCTCTCCATACCGGATCGCCGTACGGTCTTATAAAAGGCGGATTGGAAAGAGCGTGACAGATATCGGTCTGACGGCTGTCAATTATACCTATAAACTCAAGCGCGATAGGCGGCGTCTCTTCAAACGCCATGGCGCGTCCCGCGTTATAAATCGTTGTCTGATTGGTTCTGTATACCGTTTCCCAGTAAGCTCCGTTCCCTTTTCCAAACCCGATGCCGTTTAATATTTCATCGTCCGTTATTTTTAAAAATCCGCCAAGAGATCCGCCCTGTTCCATATTACGTTGAAATATTTCTTTCATTTGATTAATCGCGTCAACATCATTTAAACGCCCGACAGTAAAAGATCGCAGTCGTAATTTATTATCAAGATCGTAATATTCTTTTCTAGTCAAAGGAATCTGCGTTCTTAAAAATGATACAGCTTCTTCAAAAGGAAGAGTACTGACGGGTATTTCAGGTAACAAAGGTATATCGGCGAAATTATTTTTTACATTTTGACAGCTTTTTAATACGGCTTCCATTCCCATCAAAGAACTTCGCGTAAACATTTCGTGAATGGCGTTCATTGAGTCGTAATCAGGCGGAAGGATAAACGTCAGATCGTTTAATATTTCCGGCTTTTTGGCAATGTCCTTGAGCTTCTCGCGTATCCGTTTTAAAAGACTTTCCGTTATCTTATACCTATACGGCATTTCCATGCGGTCAAGCAACCGCGCGTTTTCTATTTCAATACGGTTTGTTTCGATTTTGTCCGCAAAAAAAAACTGTCGCTATTATCACTGTCGGCGCGATCGCCAAAGTACATTGAAGAAGCCGACGGCTTAACAAACGAGTCCGCGGCGTTTTCAGGACGAGGCAGATGCACTTTGTCATAAAGCGCGTTAAGCGATACGGGAATATTGCGATCGATCGCGTCTCTGATTATTTCCCAGTCCGCGAAGTCAGTCGAATCTATATCGTAACTTGGAGCTGCCGCGCCGGGAAAATTTACTTCAACAAAATAATTATACAGGATTTGATCCGACTGCTGTATCAGATAAGCGTCATGCGTTGTTGTAAAATTGTACGTCTCGGCGTGAAGCAGTCCCTGGCTTTTTGTTCCATACTGCGCTTCGCTTGTCATAAGTGACTGCGCTGTAATACCGTAGGAAATTTCCTCGTTGCAAACTTTTACGATTGTTTCAAAATCTTTAATCGCGCCGTCTACCACTTTGATTTCTTTAATATTCGCGAACGCTCCCGAAGATCCGCTTTTCATTTCACGAAGCATTCCTGTAAGTTTTCCCGCTGTAGCTTCGGCATCAGCGGCGTTCTTTGTTTCAAATATCGCGAGTATTGAAGGAACTCCCAATCGTTCCGCGGCTTGTATCCAAAATCTGAAGCCCAACTGCTTAAACTTCCAGGGCCAATAGCAGCTTCTAAGCGCCGGCGTACCCCATAAATTTCCGTCGCCTTTGTCGTTTCTGTGTATGATAAACTTGTTAGGCTCGTCTAAAGGTTTGTTTAACGCTGATAAATACGGCACTCCGTAATTGCCGCTTCGCGGAAAATTTATCGCGGTTCTTGGAATAGGAATAAAATCCACAGGAACATACAGTCCGCTCTTTTTCTCCCAAATAATTTCGCATAACGCGATGCCGTAAGGAATCGCGTTTAATAAGATAGTATTTAACTTATACATTAAGTTAAAAGTCAAATGTTCGCGACAGGCGTTATCAATTAAATTATTACCGCTTTCCGTAATCGAGCCGTACATGAGCTGAACACGATCCTTGCGGTTATCAATAAGCGATTCAATCTTTGGATCGTTCATCATCTTGCCGAATATTTCCTGACTTTCTCCGACCGAAGAAAGCCAGCTGTTTGTATCGTCCATATAACCTATAATCGATCTCATTGATGACGATATGTCTACAATTTTTGTTGTTAATTCCTGCCGCTCGGCAGCTTTTTTATTTGCCATTATTAATACCCAAAAAACATTGTATTATTACGACCGCCTGTCGAAACGATTACAGGAGGAGCCGACGAACTGCCTTCTTCCCATGCGTATAAACACATGGCAGCTGCAACAGCACCATCGCCGTGTCGCTTTGATTTGGCGTCACCCCTGTCGGATCTTTCTTCGTTAGGCACAACAGGCTGACCATTTTTCATTATAATTATTCCAAAATCAGACAGAATAAACTGATCATCAGGTAAAACAAACTCTCTGCCTTCCAATCTGTTTTTTAATTTTGGAAAAATATTCGCGTACCACGATCTTGTTATCATTACCATTTCCGCTCCGCATGAAAGCCGCTGCGCCGCCGCTTCCGCGAGCGCCTGCCCGTTACCTCTGCCGTCTATCGCCGCGTTTCCCAAATTACAATTAATACTGACAGACCAAAGAATCTGCCACTGCTGATCGTAAGGAACGTTATTCAATTCGATTATAAGACGGCTTTCCAAATCCTGTTTGTTTCGCTCTTCGGCAATCCAGATTACCGACAAGTTTCCACTTCGCGCGAAATCCTGTCCTAAACAACATGATCCTCTAATACGGCGCAGCAATGGAGCAATTTCTACTTCAAACCATGTTTCTACTTCTTCCCATCTTTTTCGAGACGGTTCCCACATAAAACTGTCTTTACAATCAAGACGGACAATCGGCAGTTTATCCGCGCTAACGGCGCAGGAAGCAAGCATTCCGTAAGGAAAGTATTTTGAGCCGCTTCGTGACGGAATAACATCCAGCTCTTCTTCAGCGTTTGTTTTGTATATATCCCTGATATTTTCAATCCATTCGGATTCGCCTTTTAATGTCCATTCTTTTTCATTGACAAGACATATACGTCTATATAAACCCTGCTTTACGGCGTCATTAAAAGCAGTGCGATGCACACTCCATTTTTTTTCTTTCCCGTTTCTTATATCCTTTAAAAGCTGACAGAATTCGCTGTCGTCTCCGTTATGTGTCGATATGATAGAATACGAACCGCCCCACATTAATAGAGCGAGTGCCGCCTTTTTTATATCGTTAAATTCATTTGTAAAAGCCGCTTCGTCAAGAATGATTCTGCCTTTTTTACTTCGTATCGCGTAACCTACGCCAGGCAGTCCCGTAATTTCCCTGCCGTTTGGAAACCTTATACGGTAAACCGTGTAAGGACGATCGTTTTCATTTATAATTTCTTCTTCCAATTCTCCCGCCGCCAGATTTACAATCCCGGTCCAGAATTTACAATCGGAAATAAACTGGCGGGTCATGTCTTTATTATATGAAAGATAATAAGTATTTTGTCCCTTCTTGCCTTGCGTTTGTAAAACGGAATTAAGAGCCTCCGTCCAGGAAGCTCCCGTACGGCGCCCTTTCTCCCAAATTTTAAGAGGGTTTTCGTCCTCTATCCACGCCTTCTGATAAGGCAGAAGTATTTCAACTTCAGACAGATTTCTTTTCATTATCTATTCCGATTCCAAGCACTTGGGCTTTAAGGAAATTTAACTTGTCTTCCGGTATGCCAAGCTCTTTACCGGCTTTTTCCAATTTTTCTTTACTTTCGATAATTCCCTGTTTACGTCCTCTTTGGAAATTAAGTTCCACGTTAGCCGCAAGCCCGATTGCCCTTGATACTTTTGTAAGAAGTGTTACTTTTTCTTCAGGATTCATCGTTTTAAAGTTTTCTATCTGGGATACTTCTTCAAGCAGCTTCATCGCGGCTATCTGTAAACCCGCGTCCGCTATATCAAGCCGCGCCGTATTATTGGTCGCGGCAATAAGAGCTTCCGCCCAATCTTGATTTTTTTTAAGTTCACGTAGTCTTTTTGAATGGCTTTTAAGCGCTCTTGTCACGGCGGCTTTACTTACACTGTAACCTTGTGCGGAAAGTCTGTCCGCTATTTCCTTTTGTCTGAAACCTTCTGAATGGTACATCTGAATTACGGTTTCTATCAAACCTAAAAGTTCTATTTTACTTCTCTGCGGCACGACGACCTCCTTTTAACGCCGCGACGGCGTCTTTTATAAAATCAAGCTTCGCTTCAATCGCTCCGATACGATGAGCTATATCAATTTGGATTCCCTTGGTTTCGCCTTTAATTTCCGCTATATCCTTTTCGTTCTTTTCTGTTTTTTGTTCAAGACTTTTTACAACAGCTTCCTGCCTTCCTTTATCTTGTCCTACTTTAATCCACACTGTTACAAATCCGATAAGGCTCATGATAAATCCGAGAACCGGAATTAAAAAAAATATTATCTCGTTATTCCCCATATAACTCCTCCCGCGAATATAAGACCAGCGCTAATCCATCCCGTTACAGCAAACCGCTTCCACCGTTGCGTTTCGCTTTTCTGCCTCGTCCAGGATTCCCATAACGCGACGTATTCCGTCCGCAAGCTCGTAAGCTCCGCCGTAAGCGCTATTAACTCCGTCTGCGATATCTCCAGCGATATTTCCGATTCTTCCAGCCTCGTCAAAACCGACTCTAACCTCTCTTGCAGCCTCTGCGACATTTCCAGCAGCGTTAATGATTGCGTCCGCTGCGCGTTCAACTCTCTCTGAAGCCTTGTCGTATTTTCCGACATCAGCAGCAGCTCCCGCCTGATTGATTCTATTTCCGATTCTGTCAAATAAATATCCGACGCAAAAACCGAAACAGAACAGTAACAGATAAATAATAACAACACGCATATTTTTTTTAACAGCATCTTTCATCTCCGTTTCCTTTGCCGGTATTTTTCTCCGGCAATTTATCAAGGTGGATCTTATCTTCCCAAACGTTGGCGGCAAGATAAGCTATAATGGGACCTACCATCAACGTCGCGAGACTGTTAAATCCTGTAAGGTCTTTAACCACGATGTATGTGATAAGAGCCATAGACCATAAAGCGATCCAGACTTTTACCGATCCCAGTTTTCGTAAAGTGTTTTTCATTTAAACTTCTTTATAAGGTGAGCCCATTTTTTCGCCCCGGACCGCGGTTTCATAATCCTGGTAAAATCCGCAAGCGGCAATCTTACTCCCTTACCGTTATGATCCTTGTAATCGGTTTTGTGATTGCCCCAGGGGTCGTCGATAATAAAATAAAAACCGTCCTTGTTTTCACCGTATCCTACTGCGGCTACAATATGATGTAACGGTTTTCCGTTTTGTCTGAACTCTCCAGACACTACCGCGGCGCCTCCCGCGTCAATCGCCGCGACTATTTCTTCTATGTTTACGCAATCGCGCCATGTTACAGCGGTAGCGTCATACCCGAATGATTTTAAGAACCTGCCTGTAGCGTATGCCAACACTGCGTGCCATTGATTCGGCGGGATTTTTCCCTGCGGATCAATCTGTTTCCACCTCTGTAACGTAGCTTGATCGGAATAGATAAAACGCATCAGTAAATCTTCCGGCTGTTCGTTACACTTTGAAAATTTATCAACAGGCCAGCCCGCGGCGCACAACGCTATTATCATTGATGTCACGTTACATGCGGACGAAGGTTTTTCTTTATTATCACGCTGACTGCGAAACGGTTTACCCGCGCCGTTATCTACTTCTTTTTTTGTTTCATTATCTATCTTTTCCATGGTTAATCTCCTTGGCTTTAGTGTACAAAGTGCAAATGCAGGAGAGCCGTACAGGGAAGGAGATATGTATCTGTTATATGGAATAATAAAAACACAGGAGAATCATTATGAAAGGAAGAAATAAAACCACTGCTCAAATTTCAGAAAAACCACAGGAGACGGAGCGAATATCTTGTTACTCTGCCAGCGGTTTTTTAATAGACGTTCTTGAAAGAAATGGCTTTTTTGTTCGCAGTCTTGAATTCTACGGTTCTGGTAGAAAAAAATTTCGCCTTGATGTCCAACTTATTGCGGACGATGAAAAACTTCAGAACCTGCTTCAGAGTTTACTTGAAAACCAATTAAATTTATTATAAAGAATCGTTACGATGAGCAACAGCCACAACAATGGGTCTGTCTTGATAAACCTCATGGCAATTAGGACATTCCTTGAAATTAGCTTTAAGATGCCGTCTTTCCTTTTTTTTACCTTCGTAACAATTGGGACAATAGGGTATTTTTGAATCAGAATCGTAATAAAGACCATCCTTAGAATTAAAAATAAGAGGATTATCTTTGTCATTTTTTAGGTAGTCAAGTTCTTTTTGTAATGCTCCATTTTCTTTTATAAGCAATGCCGCTTTATTTTGAATAGTTGCGAGCTGTATCCTTAATTCAGCAATCTGGTTTTGAAGTTCAGCGTTTTTTATGTTTTTTGAAAGTTCCAATAATGCGGACGCGCTGGTAATAGCTGTGCCTGTCAGTGTTATTTAATCAATCATTACTTATCCCCTCTTCATTTTTTTTCTTTAAAAAAGAAAAGTTAATTATCAGTCCAGTATTAAAAACATTAATAATGATATCAATAATTGAAAATAATGCAAATAAAAAAAATAGCACTTCTAAAAATATAACAATGAAGTTTCCTGCAGAAGCCATTATAAACGATGTAGGGATTTCAATCGATATTGGTTTTATTAGTTTAATAAATACCGCTACGATTAATGGGAAAAATTGCGCTAAAATTGTAACAGAGAAAGCAGCATAATTTTTTTTAAATATGATATCATGATTATCCTTTGCGATTTTGTCTGATTTATCTGATAGGTTAAGTATAATTGCAAATCCAGCAATAGAAAATCCTAGAAGGGGTGGAATAATTGAAATAATTAAATCATTTACCATCTCAATATAAAAAATCTGTTTATCAGAAGCGAAAAAGCAAATAATGCAAGCTACTATGCTTGCTATAACAGTAGCCAATATAAAAAACTTATTTATCACTATTTTGCCAAAAGGTATAATGTTTAAAACACCTTTTAACCCAAGTGAAAGCCGTTCTATTTGCTTTTTATCTGAAGGCTGTTCTGTCGTTACATTTGCCGATTTGCTTTTTTTTATTTTTTCATTTATTGATTTACGTTTTTCATTTACTTGTTTTTCCTGTTCCTTATTATTAATAATTAGCAAAGCATAATTCTCATTCCAGTATCCAATACGTGTAGCCGCTCTTTTTATAAGGGTTAAGAAATCTTTGTTTTTTAGCTCTTCAACATTATTTATAGTTAATGCTGTGATATAAATACTTTGTTTAAAGTCTTTAAAATTTTTGATGTGTTTTTTCAATTTGTCTTTGTTATCATATATAGGTATATACGAACTACAACTAAATTCACTGTTTATTGTTTTATTGATAAACAAAAAAGTCGCTATTGCTTCGCATTCATAACAAAAAGCTGCTATTTTTTCCAATTGTAATCGGGTATCATCACTTATTCGTCCCCTAAGGTAAAAATTGAGATCATCATTAGGAACAAAAACAAGACTGCCTTTTTCAAGCATACATAAACCTTCTATAAAATAATAAAAAAACCCCGGACATTGCCGAGGCTTTTGCTAAAAGCACATTAGTTTTTACCTAAACTTTACTCATGCCGCTTCTAATACGCTTTTTTTGCTGCAACTTTCTTTACTGTAGACTTTTTGGCTGTAGCTTTTCTCGCTGCTGGCTTCTTGGCTGTGGCTTCTTTAGCATTAGCTTTTTTAACTACGATTTTTTTTAAAAGTTCTTCATCTTCTTCTAACTGCCTAGATAGCTCAAACAGGGTTTTTTTATAAAACTTGTTTTTGGGGTTTTTATCAACTAAGCTTGTATAAAGTTTTACTTGGCGCTTTTCAAATCTAATGGAGCCTTCCCCTAGCTTAATTTCAGAAAATGGTATTGTTTTCAATGAAACCATAACTATTTATACCCCTTTTTATGAAAAACTAACATTGAACATTCTTCGCTCCAACCCCCAACACGAACAGCTCTATTAATAATAGCTCTCCATGCTTCTTTGTCCTCAAGTTCTTTTTTAGTTCTCATTAATTTTGCTCCAAGAAAAATACTTTGGTCAATATCTTTTTTATAGTTTCCAGTGTACTCTTCTAATAGCTTTTCTTTATTATATATCGGCATAAATGCTTCACATTTTATATTCCCTGATATAAAACGAATAAATAAAAAAACCGCTGATGCTTTACGAGCAATACAATAATTTACTATTTTTTCTATGATTAACCGATCGCTATCACATAAATGTTCTGTAAGATAATCATGAAGTTCTTCTATGGGAACTGCAGTTAATCCCCTTCCAAGCATAGCCACCCCCTCCACAAAAACACAATAAATGCGATCTCTGTGTCTATGTACAATATTTAGCTTTGTCTAGCATAACACTAAACACTCAGGTTTTTGTATAAATAAGCAAACCCCTCATATTTATAAAATATACCACAATTTTATAAAAGTTGATAGAGAAATTTTTACATCCTTGATCGCAACCCCTCTAAACCCCACCTCTTTTTCCTGGCAACATTACTACTGCCGCTCGAACCTTGCCTACAATAGCGACCTTTTCGGCACTGCTAGTATAACTCTCATACATCTTGTTATCGCTGATAACCCGATACCCATCCGGCGTATGCTGCACCCGCTTAACAAAGGTCTCTTCAATAGTTTTAATCACATAGACCCCATCGCCATCCCAGCCGCCGCCATCGCAGACCACCATATCGCCGTCGTTCAATGTGGGGTTCATTGAATCCCCCTTGATCGGCAGGCTCATAAGATGGGGGTATTTAGAAAGCTCTTTTGGCGCGTGAATGAACCGTGTCGGAAGTTCATCCTCTCCAATACCTGCGCCGTGCCCGGCAGAGACAGGGTTATCATCTAGCACAGGGATTACAATCCCATCGTCAAATTCTTTGTCGCTTTCAAAAACAAGGGGGATGCCTGGCAATTTATGCCTAAGCCCATTTTGTGGCTTTTCCGACCCACAAGATTTATATTCACTAAGCCCGTTTTGTGGCTCGTTATTTAATAATAGATTATATGTTTTTAATGCCCTTTCCGCTTCTTCTATTTGTATTCTAATAAGTTCGGGATTTTTTTCTACATAATCCCTCAAATATTTTGCAGCAGGTGAGTTAAATGACTCTTTAGCCATTTCTTCTAGCTCTTTTAAAATTGGAATATTTATAATTGGACCTTTACCATTTAAAAACCAGTCTGTGTTTATACCACCAGAAGCTAAGGCACCTAATAATTTATTAGGATTATCTATTTTATCTTTTTCAAATTTTGATAAGTAACCGTTAGAAAGCCCCAAAATTCGTTCTAAACCAGAATTGTTTTCATTAAAATACTCTCTAAGCTCTTGTATTTGTTTAGCGTATTTCATTGAATTTTTCAATTTACCTCTTGACAAATTAGAATATTTCTACGACAATTAAAATATCGGAAAGCCAGACCGAGGGCTTTAGAAAAAAAAGGAGAACGGCGCAATGTTCCGCCAAGAATACCGCCGTTCTCCTAACACCACCCCACAAGGAGGCTGTTTTGAGTATAGCACCATTAACGGCTCCGGGCAAGCCAAACATGCCCACACGATTACGTCCTTCCAGAAGAGAAGGACTGAATATCACGTACAAACTTAAGGATTTAGGAGTAGGCTGTACCGATATAGCCAGAACCCTTAATGTCCACCATTCAAACATTTGCAAAGTTGTCTCTGGGCAACGCCGCTCAAAGCGTATTGAATCAGAAATTGCGAGAGTTCTAGGCAAGGCAAGTTGGAACGATGTTGTACTAGAAGCTCAAAGCGAAATTTATAAGAAGCCTGTAGAACTTATTTTGCTGGAAAGAAAGCAATCGGCAGAAACTGCAATCAAGTCATCAAAAAAGCGCATGAAAGATTATATCGAAAGGGATATATCTTCCTCCGATTCAAAAGCTAGAGGAAAGCTTAATCGAATGGCGGCAGGCTTATGATTGACGCTTTCGATGACGTAATAAAAAAAGGGCAATCTCTTTTAAAGAAATGCACAGTTCCTACGGTAAAAATATATCCGTCAGCAGAACTGCTTATACATCTTCATGTAATGAGAGAATACCTCGCAAGCCAAAAAGGGCAGTACAAAGATCCAGATGCAGATGATTATATCCATCTTTCATGGACAGGGTACTGCAAAGAAATCGGCATATCTTACCAAAAGGCTAATTATTGGCTACGTTCATTCACGCCTAACAACGAAAACGCTAAGGCAAAAACAAGGAGGGGCGCATGAATAAATCAAAGCCTAAATCTTGCAGAAAATATGGAACTAAGTCGCAAGGTATTTGTCCTTTTGATTTTGAAGGCGGAATCTGTCGAGGCTGTCCAGAATCAATTGCGGCGTTCGGTAAAAGAAAAGGAGTAAAACATGAATAACGAAACAAATTTCGCAAACGGTTTTGATTATTTTTGCGAGAATGACGGAATATTTTTCTCCGTACAATATGAATCCGATCTTATCGACAGTGTCGAAATGTGTCCGTATTGCGGAGGAGATAATCTTCTTCGCAGTATAGATGAATTCCTGGAATATCTTGAAGACAACAATACCGATCCTGTTAATTTCTACAAAGTATTCCCGCCTGACGAACTAATACCAAATTCTCGCACCGGAGCTACGCCGAGACAAGTATCTATGATTATCAGTCTGGTTTCGATGAGAAGCGAAAGAAGTATTCCTATAACAGTCGAAAGTGTAGCGGGAAACTGCAATTCTTGTGTCGAGATTATCAGAAAAGTTTTTAAAGAACTTCACATAACGGAAGCGGCGGAAGATAAGTGAATAAACACAACCTCGACCTGTATGGGTTTGAGAATATAGAAAATCAAGAGGGGAAGTTATTATGAACGTTGCAAAACAAACGGCAAAAAAACCAGCGCGTACGACAAGCGCGCGGGAAACGGTCTATATGACCAACAGTCAGGGACATCAGATACCCGAACACATGGTAAAGGATGTCGATAAAAAAAGAGATTTGACAGTCCGCCTTATCGCCGCCAAAGCGATGGAGATGAAAGAAATCCTTTCAGGGTTCAAAGAAGAAATAAGAGAGCAAATTTATTCATTTGTAGATTTTTCCGCCAAAGAGTACGGCGTAACATGGGGCGGTAAAAAAGGCAACATCGCTCTTACAACGTACGATGGTAAATTTAAACTGCTTGTTTCCATGAACGATAACATCACATTTGACGAACGCCTGCAGGTAGCTCGTGAGCTTATCAGTAAGTGTATAGAAAAATGGAGCGAAGGTTCTCGTTCAGAAATACGTGTATTGGTTAATGACGCTTTTCAAGTTGATAAGACAGGAAAAATTTCAACCGCTCGTGTTCTTGGCCTTCGCCGTCTGGATATTCAGGACAAGGATTGGCAAAAGGCGATGACCGCAATCACAGAAAGCGTACAGGTAACAGGAACCAAACAGTATTTGCGTATTTATGAACGCGATACCAATGGTGAATATCAGATGATCCCGCTTGATGTAGCAGCGTTGTAAAGGAAAGCAGCATGAGCAAACAACAAAACACAGAACTTGTACCAATGGAACTGTCAAAAAAAATCAAGCGTTGGGATTATGATTCATCTGTATCAAAAATGCGTCCGCTTGTCCGTCAATGGAAAAAGGCAACAATTGAAATGCTTCGGGAATTATATTTAGCCAGAGAATTCCTTACAAGTCAGAAGGGACAGCATAAAGATCCGGAAGCCGATGACTACATCATCCATACATGGAGCGGTTATTGCGGTGAATTGAGCATGTCGTATCAGACCGCAAATAACTGGCTGCGTCCTTTTACTCCAAGAGAGTTATCTGATACCGGCAAAGATGTATTACTGCTAGAGTCGCCAGTGAAAAACGAACATGTAGCAAACCGCGCATTGATGCAAGCTCGCGTTAATGAAGTCATGCGTACAGGAGAGCGCCCAACTGACTGGACTGATGAAGAAGATGCTGAACTCCAAAGACAAATGAAAAACGCGCGTCTTGCGGAAATTGCGGAAAGCTGTAATGCTCCGACTTACTTCAAAGCAAATGATTATTTCAGTGATGCTTTGAAACGGTCAAAAGACATTACCAACTTCAAACTGGAAAACAGCGTTCAAATACAAGCGCAATACAAGGTATTTAAATACATCGAAGAATATCTAAGCGCTTTTGAAGATGCTGAAACACAAGCGAGAGCGGCGTTTAACATTGCGCTAAAGACTCGTAATTATGCAAATGAGTATGCGGAAAAAAACTTCCAAATTAAAAACGCGCAGTTAAATGAAGGGGGTGAAGGTGTCAACTAATCCCTTCACGTCAGGTTCAAAACTGTCAAAGATGGCAACCGTATATGATGATTGGCGCCGCCGAGACGCATTGATGCCTTTATCGCTTGTTTATGAAAATTTATCACGTAAACATGGTGTATCAGCTTCTTCAATAAAGCGTTATGTCGCGTACATCAAGAAAAACGGTTATCAGCCAAAAGAGAAAAATCCAAGATCTTTAATGGCATGGGACGCGCAGGCTCTGGAGTTTTTTAAACAGTTTTACCTGATGGCGGCAAGAGATGTTGGACACTGCACTGTACGAAACGCTTACAGGCAAACAGAGATAATGGCAAAACAAAAAGGCTGGAAGATAGGCTCTGAACCATCAGCTTATATTTACGCAAGAGAAATACACTCTGCGTTAAAGCTCTACGTCAAAGGCGGCAGCCGAGCATTGGATAATCTTTTCTACATCGCAAGGGATCTTTCAAGCCTGCGTCCGTTTCAAATCATTGTAGGAGATCAACACCGCTTTGATTTCTGGGTAACAGATGAAAACGGTGTGTATTTCCGCCCTGAATGTTATCTGTGGCTGGACATGAGAACCCGTCTGCCTTACGGAATAGCTTTTGACAGGCATTACACCTCACGCACTGTGCTTCGCGCATTAAAAATGGGAGTGATTAACTTTGGCAAATTTGAAAGCACATACAACGACAACGGCTCAAGCGAAAAGTCGGCAGTAGCCGATTATACCATAGAGCAACTCCAGCAATACGGAATGAGATTCTGCGATGAAGGCGATCTATATCGCACCGAAACAGGAGCGTATGTAATCGAAGGTACGGATGGGAAAATGCTCAATGTGGTAAAATCCCGCACCGAATGGAAAAAGCAAAACCGCCGTATTTTTGCCAATGTGAAAAACGCCAAAACAAAACCGATTGAACGTTTCTTTTCTACATTGGAACAAATACTGCGAGACATGCTATTGCCGGGCGCCGTAATCGATCCCCGCTCTGATGCGGCAGCAGAGGAAGAGTCAAATCGCCGACTGGAATGGCAGAAATCAAAAGGGTATATTCTCACCTTTGAAGAATTTGTCCGGCAAACAATTACAGCAATAGACACTTACGCGCATCGTTTACATGGAACATTAAAACGCAGTCCACTGGATGAACTTAAACATTCTATTAACGTTGAAGGTTGGCAACAGACTTTTATCAATCGTGAAGATGTGCAGTATCTGTTTATGGAACGCTCTTACGCTACAGTACGGGGCGATAGGGTATCACTGAATGGACATCAGTTTATTGGACCAAATCTGACGCAAGATATGATTAAAACAAATCGCGGAAACCTTGCTGGACTCAATCGCCAGAAAATAGAGCTTCGTTATGATCCAGATGATATCCAATCAGGCATCTGGGCGATTGATCC